GCCATAACTAATGGTCCAGTTGCCTTCTTCATTAAACTCTGGATTTAGTAAAGCCCATAATGCACTAAACTTAGCATCATCAGAGAGTTTGAAATTAATTTTAGGCATTTTAGTACCTCCGTATTTTTTTATCTAATTAATAGTATATTCTATTGTACTCTATAAAGTATAAAATGAAGCTCCTTCAAAGCAAGGCTCAACTTTATCACCTAATACTTGAAGCCCTAAAAAACAACCATCATCAAAAACAATATAGCGCTTATTATGGACAATAGCTTCATGATATTTTAAAGAAGGTGGATACAATTCCATAGATTGACTTTTACCAATAATATCATTTGCTTCTTCATATATAGCAGTAAAAATCAAAACATCTGTGCAAGCATAAGTTCTCGTAATTCCATCGTCATCAGTAAATTCTTCCCAAGCTACATTTGGATTTTCGGGGACAATACCATAAATACGCCCCTAATCACGCCGCACGCCATGGTCTGTATAATCTTCATCGGAATAAATTCCTTTGACTGGGACATATGGAAGAGAACTTATTAACTTCTCTGCAAATTCATCAGTAATATAAGTACCATTACGATTTTCGTACTTATAAAAGATTCTGCACCTTGCCTTGCTCAAAACTTCATTATACTTATTTAATTCTCCATATACCTGTACAGTAAATTCGCATAATGGTTTATTCATTTGAGCCTCCGTTATTATCTAAAGCCTGCTCATTCTAAATAGTCTTTTGTGACTTTTGATCTGCTGGTAACTCTGGACGACCAACCTTACCAGTACCAATATTAGCGCCTCCAGTATATGCAGAAGCCGGTGGTATCAACTTTTCAATTATTTTTAAAGCATTATTTTCTAAATCCTTTAAATTAAGTAAATCTTTTTGTGTGATACCTAAAGCTAAACATGGTAATAAAAGTGAATAACCACTTTGTGCTAATTTAAAAGCATCAGTAATATAATCACTACTATCATAATAAGAAATTGGTAATAATGTATACTTAAAAGTCACATTAGAATTTGAGAAAAGAGAATTAATAATAAAAGTAAAGAAACGAGAATATTTATTCCCTAATATCATCATCATTGCAATATCATTCTTAATAGAAATCATTAATGCCTGACTACCAGTCGGCGCGAATAGTTGCCCACTAACACCAGTATTAGCGTAAATATTCTGCAAACTTTTTTCAAGCGCATTTGTAGATGCTTCAGATGAAGTATTCGATACAACAGAATCAACATCAGCATAAGTAGTTAGAACACTTATATTTTTGTTGCCGCGCATCATACCTACTGCGCCATCATGCATTACTTGAGCTTCATTAGGCTCAAATAATAGTGCACCATCTTGTAGATGTGGAATCTTTTGAACAATGATTTTACGAATCTCTTCTAAGTCGCGTTCTCTATTAATATCTACAGCTTCATCATAATCTATTGTAGCTGGAATTACATCTATAAAAAACGGCCTATTATCATCTGAAAAAGAGAAGCAAAAACCAATGTCAGTTGGTACTTTTACCCAAGGAGTTTTAACCTAAGATTTTTTATATCTACGATAATGGTCTGCTAGCACCTTTGGATAAATTTTCAAAGCTTGCTATCTTACTTTTTCATCTGTAATTGTATTAAAATATAATACATTAAATTCTATTACATCATTACCATGAAAGTCACGAAAATTAGAACGACAATATTTGGCTGGTAAATCAAAAATTACGAAATCACTTCTACTTACATTCTGGAGCACACCATAATAGCAACCATCTATAAGTACTTTCATCGAAATTCTTGTTAATAATTCAGGTAAATTTATCTTATCAAGATAATCAAGGGCATTATTATACCGCTTTTGTATATAGGGGGTGGAGAGTTCATTACCCGCACTTGGATTAGGGATTAATATACCTATATACTTCAAAAGCGTGGCATAATAAGTAATAATTCGTTTATAAAAACCATCTTTTAAAAAGAAATTTCGAGAAAGTTCTTGCTATTGCCTTAAAGAACTACTATTAATGATTTGGTCTACTTCTTCTTTTGTATATTCTCTTATCCTTTGAGACTGGAAGGAGTAACCTAAAGACTCATTCCAAGATTGCTCACTTTTTGCAACCATTTCTTTAACAATTGCTTTAAAAGTGGTTAAATCATTAATCCGTTTAGTCTCTTCCATTAATTTTGTCCTCCAGTAAAGAAAATTAACTATCGCTTCTATTCGTTTCCTCGACGAACGACTTTCTTATAGTTTTCTTCTTCAAGTTCCTTTATTCTCCAAAGCCCATAAGCAAAAGCAGAATATTTATCTTTCGGAAAACGAGGATTAATCTATTCAAGTACAATATCGAGTCCACTTTTCTTAAGCCGCAAGTTAGACATTTCTTCAAATAACTTTGTAGTAAGTTCATGTGGCATGAGACGTTTAATACGCTCTTCAGTTTTCATTTTCTAACCAGTTTTTGTCGCAAGTAACGCTGTGCGCGCTTCTTGTTCACTAATTAAAAAACGAACCATACCACTATTAATACGAGAGTAAGCATTACCATGAATTTTTGAATTTAAGGGGCCATTAGCCTTCAAAGAATAGAGAATTTGTGGTGCGTCTTTCGGCTAAATTTTTTTATAATCATCATTATTAAAAAAACCATAAGCTGGAAGTTCGTTACCATTTTCATCTAACTAAGTCCGAATCATTTCATCAGCAAGACCAACGCCTAAGCCATTACAGTCTATAACCACTTCTCGTGGCCTATAAATCGCGATAAGCTATTTCAAGTCAGCAGCTTGTTGAGTAAATGTTTTTGTTTCGGCTTGGCGGCCAAGGACAAATAAATTTACAAGAGTTGCATAGTATTTATTATCACGAATGTTAACGCGCCATATACATGCGACAGTCTAGTCGTGAAGCCTACCTACGTCTACTGATATTAAGTAGAATACATTTTTTTCTTCTCTAAATTTTTGAATCCACTCTGGATTTTTAATTTTTCTATATTTTGTAAGTTTAGAATAGTCAAACCAAGATTCATCACTACCACCAAGCCATACACCAAGATACTCGGCCGCGAATGTAGTTTCGTTATATGATGGAGACAATTTTAGATTACGAACATATGTTGGGTCAATAAGTCCATGCGCGGCAGGTATTCTATAATCAAGCCCAATACAAAAACTTGTTTTTGGGTCAATTATAGCTTTCTCAAAGGTATCAATAAGAGCTTCGTATGCATATGACGCTTTAGTTCCCGCAGAAGTAGCATAAATAACCTACGTATTTATTTTTTCATATGGGTTAACTAATCCATTATCCATTCTTCGAGATACGTTCATTTGCGGCAGAACGATTTCTGCAATAGCATCACCATCTTGGTCGCGCGCCTCATCTATAAGAGTTGCGTGAGTACGAATACCACGGTCACTATCAAGAGCGCCGACGACTGTTAGTCGTGCGCCGTTCTTGAAGAATAGTTCAACGTAGTCCTTACCAAAGTTAGCATGAACTCCATCTGTCATACCTGGCTCTAACTCGTTTTTAAGTAAAGGCCAAATACGCCAAATCTCTTGAATCTTTTGTTTACTGATTTTCGCGGCCTGACCTTTGTTCGGTGCAACAATAGAACCAACATGATTTGGTAAAAATACACATTGTAGATATTTTGCAAGTATTGAAAGAAAAGTTTTTGACGTAGCACGGGCCGCGGTAATATATATTGAAGTATATCTCATGCATGCGCGCAGAAATATACGTTGATAAGGAAATAGAGTAAAATTAGAATTTCCTGGAGTGATTAAATCAAGAAAAACATCAGGATAAACGCTAAAAATCTAAAAGCACTCCTAAAGAAAATCCTAATTCTTCTCTAAAAAGTAGGGGGTAATTACAACTCCTTTCTCTAATTCTATACCCCCATGATATATTTTCTCTTGAGTATTAAACTATAAAGAATTTGGGTTAACCAACTCAATTGCTGCCATTATTCTTCACCACCTGGGTCAAATTCGTCCTCTTCACCATCTATAATATATGCTTCATTATCATATTCATCTGAATCAAAGTCGGGCTATATATCATAAATTCCATCATTTTGCTCCATACTATTTGCCATATTTAGAGCATGTAAACGCTGAGTAATTTCTTCTCCAATACCACCTTCGTTTACATAAAGTCGTTGATTATAATTTTCAATATTTTTAAGCGCTTCGTCTATAACATCGCGCGTAACATTATCATAGAATTTATTGATTTTCCCATGCTTTTCAAGCCAGTATGCAACCTCGGCGAAAGAATCAAAATCAGTTGCATTTTTCGCATTCTTCGGTGTAAATTCAGCATCTTTGATAATTTTACTATATGCTGACATAAATTTATCTACTTCTTTATCTCCAGCACGAATACGATTATCTATCTCAAGAGAAAGTTTGCAAAGTTTTTGGGCTTGGTCTATTTGAAGCGCGCCGCTTATATTTTGGGTGTTCATAAGACCTTTGTAGAGGTCTTCTAAGCGATTTAGTTCTTCATCATCATAATTTTCGCCCCATTTACGGCGGAGCTCTATATATCGCTTCTCGCGAATTTCGGGTATTTCCTCTTCAATAAGACCAACCTCTTTTAATTTTTTATACTGCCTATAATAGTCCCCCCATCCAAGGTCTTCATAGTCTTGTGTAGAGAAAACTTTGGCGTATGTTGCCCAGGTTTCAGTTGGTAGAGTTATTTGTGAAATTCGTTCCCATTCTTTTACTACGAATGGGATGTCTGCCCATTGGCAAATTTT